TCCCCTTAGTTGTGGTCCCACTCTGAGACTCTGTAAACAACTGCATAGGGCAGTTCGTTTTATCGTGATTAATCACTGAAGGACTTTTAGTTTCTCCTGCGACTGCAAGTCTCAGACCTCTAAATATCAGAGTGTTGTTGTCTACACCGGTGGTTGTATCAGCAGCACCCCCTCCAACAAAGAGCTGTGCTGTTGTGGTATCCTGCCAGGTAACTGTGTTACTGCTAGCACCTGCCAAGCCTCCGTTGTTCAGTTTTGGGAATACCTCGGTGATAGGTATCTGAAAGTTCTGACCCGTGTCTTTATTTGCGAGGAGCAACACATCATTGACTGTAGTGTTTCTCTTCGACCTAGTTGGAAGTTGTGTTACTTTTTTTCCCATTTTAGAATGTTATTTCATTCCCGAACTCATCTGTAAATGATGTGCCGAAGTTTCTTGTTTGTTTTATAGCTATTGGTGTTTCTTCTGTCTCTCCATTTCCTGTTATTACCTCACATGAGGAACAGAATCTTGTAATGAACTCCCAGAAGGTTTGCCAGTAGTTTTCTGGGTTTGTGCCCTCCTGGTATTTTAGATTGACACAGGGCTCCCAGGTTCTGAGCTCCTGGTTAGGTGTAGTATTTGGCAGGTCCATTCCAGGTCTCCAATCTCTCTTTGCTGTAAAGAAGCTGGTAACCAGTTTACCGTTTTGTATTCTCATGTACTTGACGGTAGTATTCTTTTTGAACGTGCTGCTTCCTGCGAAGAATTGTTTCTTGCCTGCCTCCCATCTGGCACTGCAGTTGACCGCTCCTCTGAGCCTAGTTGTAAAGCCTCTAGCTTTTCCTCCAGACTTAGCTTTAGTCTCATAGTTGTTACAGTCAAATATGCAGTCCAGCTGTTGTTTTGCAGCACTGGTGAATATGTAGTTAATCAGTGACAGCTTGAGCAGGTCAGTGTCGTCATACTCTACACCAGTCTTTATTTTCATCAGCATCTTGTCCCCCTTAGTTGTATCGCATATCGCTGCTGCATGTGCTATATCTGTAGGGGCTTCGCCGTCAATTGTAATGTTAGGGATCGGTATGCTTACATCAGGGACGCAGATAACCGTGGTAGTGTTGAACGTGTCAATAGGACCGTCATCGTCAGTGTCAGTATCTTCTTCACAGTTGCCTTCAAAGATGCAGTCCTGGTTACATAGGTCATCTACACATGGGCAGTCACCGTCGTCCACACAGCTACCCGTAGGTTCTCCATCACAAACTGGATTAGCTGGGTCTGGGCATGGTGGTTCTGGATCACAGTCTCCTTGAGTCTCATCGCAGTCTTCTCCCCCGTCTGTACAATCGTATTCACAGGTATCAAAGTTGCCTGCCTCACAGTTTGATGAATAGTTACATGCATTTGGATCAGGACAGCATTCGTCCGTTTCACCGTCACATTCTCTTATCCTTGCTCCCAGACCCAATGCACCTCTAGAGAGTATATCTGTTTCTTCTCCTTTATCACATTCTATGCACTCTGGGTCAAGTGGGTATAGGTCACATGGGTCACAGTCTACACAGAACTCGCATGAGCCGTCATCGAATGTAGCGCTTTCATTGTAGTTCTGTGCTGTAGGATCTGTGCATCCTGGAATTGCGTCAGGGCAATCCGCCGGGTTAGTAAACTGATTGCAGGGTTCAGGACAACTTACATCTACGAGTGTATTGTCAATGCCTGCAAATGTCATCTCGTCAGTGAAGGACAAGAACAGACTAGTGCACTCACCAATACCGGATTCGTCATCTTCGTACAAGTCCAGGTTAATGTGAGGTATCACAAATATCAGGTACTGACCAGCAGGCAATCCTCCTGCCTGTTGGTCACCCACCAGCGTGTTGAATATTGCAAACTCTGGTACCGTTGTTACTGTTTGTAGGCCTTGCGTACCTACAGGATCTACTTGACCTGCTACAGAGGTTACGGAAGTAGTAACGTCTGTGGGCATCACGAAACATGCGTTGTTGCCGGTCCCAGGAACTGTAAATGCTGCCCCTGGTTCCAGGGCTTGTATTGTTGCAGCATTGTTGTCGTATGCGTCAAGGAATGGTTGCAAGCTGTTAACTGTTCCGCTCTGCATACGCACTACTCCTATTACGAAATTTGATGCTGTGCCTCCTACTCCCAGTACACCTAGAGAAAAGTCTTGCACAGTTATTGTCATTGTGCCTTGGTACTGCGGTGTGTATTGATTTACAGTCACACCTTCTACATCTACGGATTCGCACACAAGGTTGTCGTTCGTGGTGACCACGTTCGTAATGAATATGGAGTTGCGGAACGCGTCGTAAAGTTCAGTGCAGTCGGTAAACTCACAAGATCCATCATCAACTGAAGCTAGTTCATTGAAGTTGGTTGCCAATGGATCAGTGCACCCCGAGACCAGTTCTACGCAATCTTCAAAGTCTGCTGTGTACGGTATGCTGTAGGTAGGACATGCCTCAACAGAAGTTACACCGTCTGCTCCTACAACATAGTCAGGATAGCCATATATAGGCGTACCCCCATTCCCCTGACCAGCAGCAGTATCCACCATTCCTAGGTACTCCAGTTCTACATTCATCTGAAGTTGCATCCCAATAGCATTGATATCAGAGTCATCCCATTCCATATCATTAAATGAGATGGATGCTATTTGCCCGTAGAACGAGCTGTCACCTGGATCAGCAAGTTGTGTAACACTGACAGTAGGATTGAGAGACCAAGTGTTAGTTGATGCATTATATACGTGAGATGGAACTATTGTATCCACACTACCGTTAAACGATACTGTTATCTGCCAGTAGAAGTCTACAGTGGTATTCGCGTTCTGGTACGGTGGGGCGAAGGGTTCCAATGACCATGTATCAAGTTCACTCTGTGTAAAGAATCCGTCTATTAGCACCTCAAAGGATACTGTACCAAACGGTACCCCATCCTCTGTATACTGACACAGTGGGCGTATGTTTGACAAACACCAAGAAGCAAAACCATCACAGTCTGTTGAAGCGTCGGGTTGTCTGTCCGCACACAGTCTTGTATTGTTAAGGCCAACTTCTGAGTTACTGATGCTGCAGTAATTTCCAGGCCATATGGCTCCAGGTATGCCCAACCCTGAACTAGTTTCATCGTGAGGATTGTTAGCTCCTGGGAACAGCGACTCACCACTCCAAGGGTATTGAGTGTACGGGACAACAGGTGCTGGAGTAGCGTTGTTGGGATTACCTGCCCCAACATTCTCAGAGTCAGGGTTAGTACACTCGCAGTATTTAACGAAGAAGTTAGATGCCCAGTAGTAGAATTTTCTATCGTTGGTGCAGCTGTTCTTTGGGAACAACCTCCACACCACCACGTATTGCTCTCCGGCTTCTAATCCTATGTCAGTAGGAACAGTTGTGCTGAGAGAGTCGTAGTTCCTAAAATCAAATTTAAAGTTCCAGCTAGCATCATTATTCTCGTTGCTCCTTGTAGCTATTGGGGTAACACTGTTCAGGTTAAGTGCTGAGTAATCACCAGCGTTATCTACGTACACGTTAGGCTGAGCTCCTATTGGGAATGTGCCATTTCCGTAATCGTCTAGGTACCATCCATTGTTACCTTGGTCTTCATTAGGTATGGTGGCGCTGTCTCCTGTAGCTACGTATGTCTCCCAGTCAGAATATCTGTATATTCTAATTTGGAGGTTGCTGCTATTCTCAGTTGCAATCTGTTCGATTAAACTCTCAACACCTTCCATGAATGCTGTGTTAGCAGTCAGGTCTTCCCCGAACTGCCACTGTGTTCCATACTGCGCTATTGAAGCTGCGCTCAGAGTGTCGCTAGACTTGGCTCTGAAGTATGTAAACGCAGAATTAGCAGTGTTGTTAAATGGAGAAGCAGTGTAGTCAGTGGGTAGCGTACTTGGTGTATTTAGCGCACCCAGAGTCTGATCTGCATTGGGGCCTCTAGTATTGAACGCATTGAATGCATTTCCTGCCCACCAGTCATAGGTCAATGATCCTGCTTGTCCACTAGGAAACGGTACTTCGTATGCTGAACCATAGCTCACACCTGTAGAGGCGCCGGTTGTTCTGTCAAGAGTTCCTTGGAGTCTGCCTTGAAGAGAAGCAACTATTGAGTCATAATAAGCAAACGGTATGTAGAAGAATGGGTCAACATTTTGCAGCAATGCTGCCTCGCCCTCTCCTGCTACTGTATCACAGAATACACAGCTGCCATCGTCGGTGGTTGCCGTGGGATCGAAGTTGATTGCGGTCTCGTCTGTACAGCCCAATTTGTCATCATCATGTTGACCACCATCTCCTGTATCTCCATCATCTTCAGCGCCCGAGTCTCGGCTAGGACCAGTGACATTTACAAACTTACGTATCCGTCTTTTGGGGGTGTCGTCATCATTTGTATCACAATCACTGTTTGTGCCCAATGAGAGATAGCTCGCTTCTACTGGTTGGGTTTCCCAGTTTTGGCTGAATGACAAATCCGAGTGTGCTCTCTTAAAGCTTGTTCCTGCTACATCAAGACTTGGTGCTTGGAACAAAAGCATCTGTCTGTGAGGTATATCATTACTCGGACCATTTTCGTCTGACCCCGCTCCTTGAACAGTCATGAATATTTGAGCCTCCCCAGAATCATCATGCACAAAGTATGCGTTCTCCTCTTCTATCTCAAATTGCTCTCTGCCCGGCATGTACAAGTACGTGAACGTATTTGTATCTGTTGAGTTGTCGTTAAACTCAGTTATGTATGGCAGTGCCCCGTAATTAGATATTCCTAGGTCAGAAAAACTATGTGTATGTGTAGCTCCACCTGCTGTGTCAAATGTAACGTTAGTTGGGGTGCTGTTCTCTAGATAGTCAGAAGCAAATGTTGAATCTATCGCAGTGCTAGTGTCTATCGGAGCAAAGTAAGAGTTGATGTACAGAATAGAAGGGAACGCACTTGGTGCTGATATCGTGTCGAGCTGATTAGTAGTAACCGGTCTAGGGTACGTTATGATAGTCTCGAATCTATTTTGGTCACCTTCAAACGAAGTAAAGTTTATGAGCTCTCCTAGAGCAAACTCTTCTACAGCGCTTTGACACCCACATCTCGTATACGAATCTATGTCACAGCCATTGTTGTTTGCAAACAGTGCGATGTCTGAGTTCTGGACGAAAGTGGTAACATTTGAGTCAGATGAGTTTCTGTCTGCACAGTTGAAAGTAATCTTATCTGAAGCCCAGTTGACAATTAGATTAGAAGCTGATACGATCCCGTCTGGGTTTACCATCTGCTGTACGTGCTCAACATCATAAGTACCTGTAATGTTACTATGCGTGAATGCGTTAATCCCAGTAAACACGTCTGTGTTAGACAGGTCATAACCTGGAGGATCTTGAACGTCTGGATATATCCTAGGCTGAGGGTGATCCGAGTACATGAATACTGTGTACAAGTATATCTTGGTGCTTTCATCTATGGCATCCGCGTCGCCTCCCGCTATGGTGACCCCAAACGCATCCAGAAGGTCAGCTTCTTGTGTTATTCCTAAACCTTGATTCAAAGCTGACGAGTACGCCGCGTTGGCGTTATTGTGTGTAGGTACGCACCCAGAGAATAGTATGTCATATTTATCAACGAGCATACTCCCATCTGAAGCCGCAGATGTTAAGGACCCTATAACCTGAAGTGCGGTATCGTTTGCCGGGTTAGCTGTGCATTTAAAAGCGTTGGATATGTAGTCCTGCCAGCTCATTGCCCCCCTCAAAACTGCTCTTACTGGAGAGCTTGCGGACTGTGGCGATTGCCACCAATCTGTGCCGTCAGGAACCATAGCTGCAATTTGCTCCGCATCTGCATCCTGAATGCCTTGTGTGCTGCGCACACTTTTTCTGAAGCTTTCTGCTACGTAAAATGGGTACTGGCCTGCGTCGCTTAGAGGCAGGTTAGTGATAGTGTCCGGCAGGTATGCCCCTTCTGGAACACTAGTGCCGTGCCCAGCTATTTTGTAGAAGGTTATATAGTGACTAAATGCCGTGTTTCTTTGTGGGTAGTAAGGGTTTCTGCATTTACCATCAGAGTAAAAGTGGGCTTTACCCCCAGGGTTGAAGCTTCCTGGTCCTAGGTGTGGGAATCCTATACCCTCACTGTGGGTGACGAACATCCTTGCTTCGTTACACGCCTCTCCAGATCCCACTTGAGGAAAGCCACCGAAACTCCCGTCTCGAGTATATCTATCGCCTGATCCAGTTTCATCAGGTCCGTTTACCCAAGAACCCCTAAACCTTCCCCAGGTCTCTTTGAATGACCCCGCTGTTTCTATTGCCTGACTCCCAAACTGGTGAAGCTCTCTAAGATCAAAGGAACTTCCACTTGCTGAGTGCAGGTTTACGTCACCAATGTATACGAAGTTGTCTAATCCATCATCAGGAGTCGGGTTCTTTTGTGAAGATCCCTCTGTATACAGATCCCCAAGACTTCTGGCTGTGTCAATCCTCCTGTTTTTAATTTCTATTTTACTGCCCCCAGTTATCATTGCATCACCGAAGTGGGGATAGAATCTTGGATCTAAAGGCAAGCTTCCAACATTGTTAGATAGAGTGCCTGATTCAAACTGCCCAAAGTTCCAGGCTTGAGTTCTAACAGTATTCCAAGTTATAGAACCTGTTGCATCTGTGTCGGGCAGACCCATGTTCTGCACATTAACCTCTGTGCCGAAGTTGTTGTCGTTCCCTGACCCATATATAAACTGGTTTAGGTTTATGGTTGGGTTTTGTGATGGTGCTACGTTCTCGCCTTTAGGCCGGAATGGTAGTGTAAGAGCAAACGGTACTTTTCTTTTCTTTGGTCCGTCTGTTAGAAAAGCTTGGGACCCTGCCTGCAGCAAAGCGCACCCAGATACGAAGAAGGCGTCTTCTACATCTCCAAGGTTACTGTTATTCTCATTGAAGTAGACCTTCATCATGAGGTGCCCATTTTGCAGATACCTATGCTCGGTCTTCTCTACGTAGTTCGAAAGACTGGTACCTGAAACAATACTGGACTGAACTCCGTTTCTTTTTATTACACCAACTTTAGTTATCTGGATTCCTACCAGCTCAAAGTTACCGTCTTCTGTGAACAGCTCTGTCGCGTTGTCTTTGTCTGTAGTACCTGTAATTAAATCAGGACCTATACTGCCTGTGAGACCTGTTGACTCCACCGAGCCGTGTTGGGTCATGAGCGGGGCGGTTTGGGTGCTGTGGTCAAGGTTAATTAGGTCAAACCCCCCACTAGCATAAGTGCCCACAACATGAAGTGTGGGCATCTTTCTATCTCCTAGCCTTGTGCCGTATATTATAAAATTAGCCATGCTGTATCAACATCCACATGCACAACGCTCTGTGCAGAATTCTTTTGCTTTATTGTACTTGTCGGTCGCTGCATTGATGTTGCCCAGTGTTGCATCATATGTAGCTGACTGCAGCAGTAGAAATATTCTCTCAGCGAGTTTGAGATCCTCCTTGCACTTATCGCACTTGCATGTGCAATTGATTGCGTCATGTACCAGTTTGGCAATGCAGCAATCTATATCAGCAGTTACTACTGACACTTGGCTAGTCTTACCTCCTGCGGGGTCGATCATGGTTGCTTTGAGTACCCCCTTGGCGTCCATACCAAAGCTAGCTGTAATCTTACCCCCACGCGTACGTCTTCGTATTGTGTGAGTCTCTCCTGTAGTCAGGTTCTCAAACTTAATCGTGTACTGCGTATTGCGGTTAAGACCACGCTGGGTAACCAATACCTTCTTCCCAGAAAATAAACCTCTAAGTGCCATGTGAAAGTGATAAAGGGGGACACCCTATGTGCCCCCCAATTTTATTACCAAATAAACTGTTCGTCAACGTTCTCAACGAAGTTGAACACGTCAGCAAACTCGTTGGTACTTGTAGTACCTGGATCGGTACCTTCGTTCGTGTAGTAAATAGTAGCAATGTTAGTGCTACCTGCAGGAGCAATACCTGCACCGTTTGGCCAGTTAGGCGTTTCGTACTCGATAGTAATCTTATCGTAGTCATGCCCTGCTGTAACGAATGTATCCACAGATTGTGGGAAGTACATACGGTTAAAGCTTCCGTTTCTGTAACGGCAACGAGCTTCATCGTCTGCAACCTGCCAGTCATTACCAACACCTTTCACTTCGCCAGTAGTAGCTGCAGCCACACCATCGTCATCTCTATCCAAGTTTGTAACGATCAAGTCGAAAGACAATCCTGGGTGGAGTGAGGTGAAGACCATGTCAGCACCAACATCTGTACAAGACACCATGTTCTTGAGGAGTGGGTGTGCTGCAACAGCAGCCTGAGCATTAGATATGTTAGTAGAATCATCAGCGTCAGCGTGATTAGCAATCTTAACAGTCATGTTGACTGCCTTGTGATTCGTAGTGTTGAACGAACCCAAGGGGAACACTTTAGCTGTACCCTCAACTGCACCCATACCGTCATTGTAGAATGAAGTCTGGTTAACAGGCACTGTTCTTATGATGAACTTAAACTGGTAAGAGTCATTATTAACAGAGTTAGTAGTGTCGAAAGTCGCATCAACACAAGTTGCCAAATGACCAGCCCATGCAACGTGTCCGTTGTAGTTGATGCGCTTAACTCTAGTTGCATCGATGATTGGTGATGCAATGATGTTACCACTCAAAGGACGTTGTGTAATCTGGAAACCACTCACTGTCCAGATTGGGGCTACAGTAGTAAGCAAGTCTTCGAGCGGGTCGTCAGCGGCACCGCTGTCACTAGTGTCGACGTTAGTTCCAACACCTGCGAACTTCTTCTGGTAGAGTGCTGTCTTAGTGTATGCTGGAGTACCTGTACCCAGCGTGAAAATACCTACATCATCACCAGCGGCTGCGCCTGCAAGGCTACCACCAAACTGAGCTTGGGTGCCTTCGATCACAGTCAAAGCGTTAGATATAAATACTTGATTCAAATTAGATCCCATTGTTTCTATTTATTAAGGGATTAAACATTATTCGCTCTCTAGGACTTCCCCAGATTGCGTCTGATACCTTGGTGACTCGAAGGACTCCAAGATGCTTTTCACTGTCATTTCCACAATCTCATGATGAGTGTGCTCTGCCAGCTCGCAGCCTATACCAGCACCTATGTTTACGCTGATAGGCTTACGTAAATACTTCATCGTTACCCCCAAGGGTACCGTTTTGTTGTTAGAATATAAATCTACGAAATTTTCTTGCATTGTGTACATCACATTCGAAGCTTTTGCAGTGTTAAATGGGTCATCTAACAGTGCAAAGATGTCGTCATGTTGGACTGACTTACAAAGTGTGCGTTTAAACTGTGCAAATGTGTTGTTTTTTGTGGTCACAGTTCGAAATCTCTTTGCTGAGTTGTACGGAGCCTCGAATATGGCGTACTCTACAGCAGTATCACTGCCTACAAGCTCTTTAAACGGGTGATCGTACGTTACTACGGCGTAAGCTCCAGCCAGGTTGGGGTCGTCCGTAACAAAATTGACAAAAGTGGTGACGTCCCCGTTTGCATTGGGGCGACTGGTTGGATATTTCAAGAAAAACTCGTTAGAATCAGCAATAGGTGAGTCTGCAACGTCTAGTTCTGAGAACATGTCAGCCAATCCGTCCTGAAAAGAGACACTGGGCTTGAATCCCTCAGCATACAGCAGTGGATTGAGCAGATCTTCGTAGTTATTTCTGTTGCCCAGCGTAGAAAAGATGGTTTCTAGTCCTCCTGTCCTTGATGCTACGTCTATTTGGCGCAATACCAAGCCGGGTTGGCTTGTTCCCACTCTTATTCTTAGAAATCTCTCTTCTTTTGTGTTTACATCAAACTCAACAGGCTTGTGACACCCGTCTAGCAGCGTAGTTTTGATGTTTATCAGGTACATATAGTCCAGAGGGAGCTTGAATCTCTCTAGTTGAATGTTACCTGCTACTGGAGATGTGTATACCGTACCAAAAAAACTGCCTGATCCAACTGCTTCCTCTAAGCTGTCGTTTACTTTTATGCCAATGTGGTAGTCTTCAAGCAGATTGCGCAGGTCATCTATGCGTTTCTGCGACTGCTCAAAGCCTCTTTGCTTTCTATTGGACGAGGGACTATACCGCTGGTTGATAAACCGACGTATGGCCATGTTGATTTCATGGTCGATCTCTTGTGGTAAGAGATTGTCAACCTGGAAAGATGCAAGTTTTTGCACCCCCAGGTTGACAGCTATGTGCATCTCTTGTATTGTCACGCTAGTGATTTCAGTTGAGCTCTGATCGCGTTAACTGCGCCAGAGTTCTTTTTGTTTTTGAAGTAAACAATGGTGTCGGTTACGTTTTCTCCAATGGTCTCGTCTCCATAAATATACTGATTTCCAATTTTACGGAGCACATCTTTGCTGACCATTTCTTCTATCTCTGCCCTGAGGTCAAGGTCTTTGTCAAGCACAAGCTTCAAGAACTTAGCTGGTTCTTTAGACTTAAGATCGTAAAGATTATTCTCTACCTCAAGGTCAGTCATCTTATCAGGGTTAGATCCCTTAGCAAGCAGCCTATAGATTCGTCTCATTTTAGATACATCACTAGATGCTTTGATATACTCTTTGTCTGCTTCCTTCTGAACCTTAACCTTGGCGTTCTTCTTCAACAGGTCTCTTTGTGGATCATAGATGTAGAACTTTTTTTGTCTGTCCTTATCCATGCCTTCCCTTGAGTCAGCTACCTGTCTGTGTTTTTGACACCACTTAAACGTAACGTAATCCATCAAGTTGTGTGGATTACCTTCTTCGTCTGTCGTGATGTCTAGTTCTTTTCCTTCGAAGGGAATTGCTAGGGCCATGCTTGCCCAGAACTCTTTTTCTTGTCTAGGCCAGTCTGCATGTCCTGGTGGTACGTCGAGTATACCGGACAAAAGCTTGTGGGCTTCTTCCCCTTCTACTCCTTTCAATGGTTGTCGACCAACATAGATTGAACCTATCTTGATCTTTGCCGCAGCTCTAATCTCCTTTGGGAGGTGGCCGAGGACTTCTCTGCGTCTGATTATAACTTTTTTCATGTTCTTTATTTAGTTAAGAATAAACTGCTTTGCTTGCAAATCGGGGAGAGCCGACATTTCAGCTCCCCCCTTTGCAAACCAAACACCAAATTACGATGCAGTGCAAGTCAAGTCGAGCGAAGTATCGAATCTGCGGAGCAGGATACCAGCTGTCTTCAACATGTGCACAGAAGCACCGTCTATATCTGAAGCTCGCGTGTCAGTTTCTGCGAAGCCCTTAGGCACAACAGAACCAGCAACACACCAGCGAAGCATTTCACGACCCTTCTTCTGAATCATCTGGAGGTTGTTTTCTCCATCGTAAGAAGATTGGTCAACGAATGTCATTCTGTAAGATTCGAGCGGCAATCCAGTCTCAGGGTGCTTATTAGAAGCCTGAGCAACAGGACCGTGATCGAACAATGGGACCTTGACCACGTTCACCGTGTGACCATCGACGTGGTCGTATGAGGTGAAGTAACCAGTGATACCCAAGCTACGACCGCTACCAGTGATGAACTTAGACTCAGTAGTTCTGAGGTAAGAGTTCACACTTGATCCAGTAGTAACACCCGTACCACTAACACCGTTAGCGTAGTAAGCGCGGAGAGCCTTGTCGAACTCACGTGCACCACCAATACCTGTGAACAATGTCACCTGCTTGTCGGTAGCGTCGGTCATTCCGTAGAACAAGTCACCAATAGTATCCTCAATCTTCTTCTGTGTGAGAGTAGAGTAAGTGTCCTTGTTGATGATCTGCTCGAACAAACCAGGTCCAGAGACCACAGGCTGTCCGTTCTCGTCGAGCATGGTAGACTTACCGTTAGCATCGTGCGTTTTAGCACCATACCAGTAGTACATCTCACACTCTTCCTTAAACTTGAGCATGTGGCGGTACTCCTCGTAGTCCATCCACAACTTCGTAGATGAGCCTTCCTTCAGTGGGAGGGTAAACTCAGCAACGTAGTCCTTAGCGTTACCGGAGAAGTGGTAAGACTTACGCACGGTACCGATCTTAGAACGGACCAACCCGGGAGCTGTCCAGTTAGAAGCGTTTCCGCGTGAGAAGTCAATACCGACGTTAGCGTACAACTGTCCCCAGAGTGCGCCTGCTGCAACCTCACCTGCTACCAAACCTGTGCTGTTATCAGGAGAAACCAATTGCAACGTGTACTCATAACCACCTCCAACAACTTTAGGTTCTTGCATAATTCTTGCCAAGCTACCTTCGTTAGAAACGAGAGTGTATGGGAATATGAACCACTTGTCTGGGAAGACGATTGTGAACATTGCACCACCTGCACCAGTGCCGGTAGATGAAACCACTGGTCGAACGTTTACCTCATGAGTTTTGACACGGTACTCGTACTCGAATCGATCGATTGAGCGTGTATTGCCAACCCCCTCAGAGAGGAAAGAAAGTGGAAACTTCTTTTCTTCACGTCCGGCCAAGTGCGTAATAATAGGAGAGAGCTCTTCGGGCTTCTCCATCAATGCGTTGACCAACGAGTTAGTGTCGGTCATCTGCTGGTCGTTGTAATACGACTTAAGTACTTGCATCAAAGCCATGATTGTTTATTTTAAAGTTTTGCTTAAAAAAGCGCGTTTATGTCCAGCTGATCTGGATCAAATGTCTGTTGTCTACGCTGAGCCTTACGAGCGCTCTTGACTCTTTCCTCATTTGCTTGGATGCGGTCTCTCAGACCTCTGACACTCTGCGTACGTGCTTTTGTGTCAATGATGTCTCCGAGGTTAAACCCGCTATACATGAGGTAGTCTATCGCAAGCTTGATGTCAATGTCAGCATCAGCGTAGTCTAAATCTCTTTGTGTATTGCCTTCTTCGTCGATTGGTGCAGAGATGTAGTCAAAGAAGTCTTGCTTGTCCGAGTCTGGGATAACAATACCCCCGAACTCGTTGTCATCTGACATGTACTCTGCTACACCGCCCCAGAAGTCTTGTTGCTCTTGCTCTATCTCTTTAGCTTCTGCAAGTTGTTCTTCATACATCTGCTGTCTCTGAGCCTCTTGCATGTTGACCAGCTGTTGCTGTGCTACAAGTGCTTTGTTATGCAACTTGCCTGTTTGCTGAAAGTCATCGAGCATCTCGATAATCATTTCATCTTCGTGGCCCATAGCTTTGTAGTACTCCCCAAGCATAGCTCGTTGGAGTGTAACATCGTCCTCGCTGAGCTGAATGCGGCTGTAATCTGAGCCTGGGTTATTCGCTGCGTAGAACTCCTGTGGGTCACCACCGGCAAGTACATACTCTAGATGAGCACCTACTTCGGGGTACTGCTCGAACAGTTCTTGCAGCTGTCCTTCTGCAAGGTTTTCTGAGACATCTCTAACGTAGTTAGTTAATCCCTCGACTGTGTCGGCATATTCGTATTCCATTTCAACTCCGAGAATATCGGAGATCTTTTCTGAGATGGGGAGCTCGTCATACTCTTCGTCTGTGAGTTCGTCATCGTCGTACTCATCATCCTCATCATCCTCATCTTCTTCATCGTCGTCGTAGTCATCTTCAACGCTGTAGTCTTCATCGTCACTTTCGTGCTCATCTACACCGTCTTCGAAGTCTTCGTCTCCGTATTCTCTAGGATCTTCGTCAATGACTTCGTCACTAACTTCCTCAACGTCTTGAGGCACCTCGGCTGTTTCCAGCCCTTCTGCACCGTCTCCAATGACACTGTCGAAGGAGATGGCACTAAAATCTAACTTGTTGTTTGGGTCTGACATGTTGCAAAAATATTACGTGTTTGGTTTGTAAATCTGTAAAATTATTTTCTATACTCGCTATTACTATATATCACTTGCGCTTTCTGCGCTTATTTCGTCTATCTACCATTCCGCCTCTACGGTTGAACGCACCAGAAAAACGTCTAACGAACTTTGGTTCAGTGAAGTCCCTCAACTTCTCCCCTTCTCTGTTTGTAAGACGTACTCCAGGTATCTTGTTTCCCCGGTACATATCATCGCTTTGCATGATACGGTCTGCGTAGTCCTTGGCTTGCATTTCCCAGTATTTCCCTCCCTGGTATTTCCCTGACTCAGCTGCTTGCTTCTTTGCAGCCTCAAGAGACATACCATGTTCCTTGGTCAGAAAGTCTATGTACCTTTGTTTTAGTTCTTCGGCACTTGGTAAGTATTGTTTAGGTCCAAATTTTGGTCCACTAACTCTATTTACGTAGTCAAGGTCGTAGCTTTGTCTTATACGAATAGGTTTACCACCTAAAGCATCGAATACTTCGAACTCCTGTATTTTATCTCTTAGTCTTTTTGGAATCTTCGATAGTGGAGAGTCTTTCTCAAGAAACCTCATCTTTTGTTGGAAGGGTTGCAGATCCCAGTCGTCTACCATGTCTATTTTAAGACCTCCTCCAGGCTTAGCCTTTGTCTCCATTCTGTAACCTCCCATCACACCATGCAACTGATCTCTGTATCCTACACTAGTTCCCGTTCCCTCCTCTATTCCTTTTTCCGCAGCTCGCCTAAAGTCTCTTGTTAGCCCGCTACCATCTTTTTCTACCTTAAAACCAAAATTAGACGTCCCGGGCGTTCTAACGTATTTAGCTCTGGCTTCGGCGGCTTCTGGGGCTGCAAACCTGTATTCGTTTCTGGCTCCACCAGTAGGTACATATGACCCGAATCTCTGATCTTTACCAAGAGCTAATCGTATTGCATCTATTCTTGACTGAGCTTGGGTTTTCACGTGTCCAGGAAGTTTATCATAGGGTAAACGCCGACCTCGCATACTGCCTGTGTAGTTGGCTACATTTTCTACATGCTTCTTCTTACTGAGGACATTCTGCAATGTCTTAACAGGTCCAAATACTTCTTTGGGGTTGTAACCAAAAGGTACTTTGGAGTACTGAAGACCAAATCTACCTAACCCCTGCATGCCTTTCAGCAACCCTCTTCCAGCACCAAATGCAATGGTTGGGTCAAGCAGCATGTCTGCTGCCATTCCTTTACCACCAGTTAGGTCCAGTGTTGTAGACGGTGAGTAGTTGTCTTGTTCTATACCACGTGCTACATCTGTGTAGGCAAACGGGTTTGTGTTGATCTTGTTGCCTGTGGCAACGTTTAGAAATGCACCTGTAGTCATTCTAGCGGGCCATGATAATGCGTCTGTAGCTACGTTCATCATAGTCTTACCCGCTTCTCCTATATCTTTGGTAACCCCGGTCTCGTATTCTTCGCGTTCGCCCTCGTCTATCTTGGAGTAGTCCCCTGCAATACCTGCGTTGGTACGTTGCAGTACATCCTCTACTGAGTCTAACCCTTGCCTGTCTTTGTTTGCTACAACTTCTGCTGTGCCTAACAGGACTGGCATCTGCGTGCCGTCTGCGAAGGTCATGATCCGTGTGCCGGGTACCTTGTTGTTGTCAAATCCAGTCTTTTCTGACCACGTCAACGATACGTCTTGCTTCTTCTCTTCTTTGTCTTCTACATCGCCCCCTTTCTGATATTGTGCCGGTGACTCTATGATGTCACCCTCGTACGGGCCCGTAGGTATCTGCTGTATGCCGGGTGGTATACTTTTGTAGGACTCAACGATGTGCCCGCTCTTGTCTACCTTTTCTATGTCAATGGGGGCTTTCATGCCCCGTGTGTTAAATACAGCACCTGGTTCTACGTCTGGGAACACCATGGTCTGATCTGTTTGACCAGCCTGGTGGTATGGTCGTAACCCTTCTTTCTGCTGTTCTGGTGTTTCTGCACGCAGAGGCTCTCCCGCCTGCTGTTGAGCTTTGTGCTCAGCAATAATATCTCTGCCCTGTTCGTAGGCTTTGAACACGTCAAGAATAGAGCCCTCCATACCGGATGCTCTAAACTCTTCTAGTAATCGTCTACGGTCGGCGTTTGTCATGCTCCGTCAGGTCTAAGATCCCCCTCTTTGTTCAACGCCTGTTGCTTCAAGTCCAGCTCTCTTTGCTTTAGCTCAAAGTTCTGCTGCATCTTGGCTAGGTCAATGTTCAACTTATCTTGGCTATCTGTAGCCTCGGCTTTGATGAGTGCAAGCTCGATCTGCAGCTGGCGGTCTTTCTCTTTCTCAAGTGCGTCTTGCTGTATCTGCATCTGCTGAGTCTTCTGCTGTTCGACCTGAGCAGCTTGTTGAGCTTGTTGTTGCTGTTGCTCCAACTCTTTCTGTGCTTTCTCTGCACGCTCAATCTTATCCTTGATGCCTGCGTAGTTTTCTGTGTCGAACAAATCGAGCACAGCAGATGCTGGTACCCCGTTCTGTATCATAGACTGAGACAATGCTTTTGCTTGCTCGAGCTTGTCCTGATCTCTACCTGCGTCAGACACGAAGATGCCATACTCTGTCTCCATGTGTTGCATAGAGTCGATGTCTATCATCTCTGTAGTCATATCCGGCATGACGTACATGCCCTTCTTACCGGACAGCCATGCTTCTTTGGAGTAATCGATCAGGCCCTGCAGTTCTCGTTGCTCAAACCTTGAGTACTTACGGAAGATGTCCTCTGTGATGTGTGATGACTGTACGATAGCCTGCTGCGATGTAGCCTTGCCTTCGTATGGTCCTACTGCACCTTGACGTTGTCTATTTACTCCGGATATCTTCTCCCACTCCTGCATGATAGACTCAAGCAAGTTCAGGTACTGGTCTATTGTCTTGATAGACATGTCAAGCACAGACTGGTGCTGCGGTGACAGCTGTATGCCTTCTT